TAGAAGAGATAGAGCAAATGCGTAAGGAGCTGGCCTTTGAGACTAACCAGGATGAAGACGAGCTGCGACAGATCCCTGAGATTGTCTTAAAAGAACAATGCCCAGAGCTATATCGCAATATGTGGTTTGTGGTGCGCACAATCATAAACCCAATGATTATGTCTATCTGGCAAAGAGATTGCGACGATCCGGCCACTATACAGATTGCTAACTACAACATAGTAGACAAGCAGCAAGGTAACTGGCACCACGACGAATCAGCTGACATATCGGTGGTGGTCCCATTAAACACTGGCGGTTACAAAGGTGGTGGTACAGAGTTTCACAATCACGGAACCCTGAAGCCATTGCCGAATGGCCATGCTCTTATGTTCCCATCATTCACTAATCTACACCGCGGCCTGGCTGTTGACGGCGGCGATCGGTACCTCTTGGTGTTCTGGCTATACGATAAAAGTCGTGTCGTTCATCTTTACGAAGATCTTCCTTAAATAAACTTAAAAATAAGTGCAAATATTTGCACAAATGTGTATACAACGACACGATATTGTGTATAATAGATCTGTAAGTTAATTAAACCGGAGAAAAAAATGAGTTGTTACTTAATGAATGAAGAAGAGATCGGGGCCATTGCGAAAGCAAACTTCAAGGGCGGGATCTACAACAGCAAGGGCAGATTCTACAACGCAGCGACCAAAGAGTTGGTCCAATACGAAAGCGCCGAAGAGGCTGCTAACGCTTTGGCTTTGCAGAACATTGCTAGTTGCGAAGCAAGATACCCTGGCAAGATTGCTGGCGGCTTCTTGAAGAATGTTGAAGAACAGCAAGCCTACTTGGCTGGTTGTGCCTTCGCCGCCAGTAAAGCAAAAAACGCTTACATGAAGCCAATGAAGCTTTACGGCTTGGTCAAGACTTATGAGTACCAGGCTTGTGAGACTGAGAACTGGTATGAAACTAACGCTTACTGGTTCTGTAACGCGGTTGCCAACCAGGCAGCCGGTGCGGAGCAGAGAGCACAAGAAGAAAAGGAGGTGGCGTAATGATTGAGCAATACGAAAACGAAATTGCCAAGTTAAAATATCAACTTAACTTGTTGGAGGGTTGCAAGAAAACACCAGGTATTGGTGGTGCAAAGATTCTAATAAAGCAAAAGATTGCTAAGTTTGAAGAGATCTGCAAAGAAATGTATTTAATACTTGAGGAGGTAGCATGACAATTGGACAAATGATCTATGGTTATTGGGGTGCCGGCATTGAGCCAACTGTGGCAAGAGTGAGCGGTTATACAGAAACTAAGGCTGGCGACACTTACTTCGCCGCCAGGGAAATAGAAACCAACAAGGTCTACTACCTTTACGGTAGCGAGATCATGCCTGGTCCGGTGCCAAGCTACGGCCCAGCTGAGTTAGGTTGGTATCACGAGGAGGTGGCGTAATGTTTGAAGATATTCAAGTTGGCGACACGGTTTTCTTTTCAACCCCACACAGCGCTGAAATCAAGGGCAAAGCAGTTATGCTAGGCCCTCACGGCTGGGTGGTAAATATTGGTGGTAACTCAGGGATCCCCAAGGTTGTTATGAAGGAAAGCTTTATAAAAATTCGTAAAGGCCGCAATCGTAGGCCTGATTATTTAGGGAGGTTTTTAAATGGATAAAATGATAGTAACGGCAGCGGTTATAATGTTTGTTGGGATCATTGGCCTGGTGGGCGCGATGGATTACGAGGATGAAGTGCTACAGCAACAGCACTACATTGAGATGGTTTGCGACGGTCACTGGCCCGACTACAAAGAAATAACACCTGAGTGTGAATAAAACAAAGGGAGCTTAGCTCCCTTTTTCTTTGGCCTTCCTTTCTGCATAATCATACAGGTTCTCACCGAACATCTTCTCAAACCAAACGTCCCATTTCATATTGCCTTTTGGTGTCAGCTCTCTGCGTCTGGTCCAGGCGTGCCTGGCTGCATAGTATTTCTTTTGCTCAGCCAGCTCTTGTTCTTCTTCGTCAGTATAGGTCACCGAGATCAAACTCCGTTACGCCTTCTTGGTTGTACGGTAAATACAATCCTTTTTCTTTACAGGCTATTCCCAGGGCCATGGCTTGTTCATTCTTGGCATCCGCATAAGCTATAGCTTCGTCAGATAGCGTGTAAACCGCATAAGGATATGGGTGGGGTTTCTCTTGGGCTAAGAAGTAAAACTTCTCTGTGGGCAATCCTACTGCCCTACAACCGGCTAAATAGAATGCTGCTTGCTGGTGATACTTGAATGAGTTGATTGCGTTCTTAAATCCACGCGGTGAAGCATCTCTACAGGTTTTAAGATCCCAGATGTCTGTGCCAGTGTGCCAGTCAAGTTTGCCTTTGCATGGTTGATTGTTCCACATGAAACATATTGTAAGCTCTACTCGGTCTGATTCTTTTGGTATGTACTCAGATACAATCTCACGCCTGGCCATGCAGACGTCATATAAATCTTGCTTAATCGGTTGTCGATCGCCGATAGTAGCCAGGAAGTCTTCGTATTCTTCTTTGCCGGCTTTGGTTCTGCGGTCCACATTGGGTTGTATGACAAACTCTTTATCAAAGTTATGGTGTTCCAGGAACACCGTGTGCTGCACTCGACCTTCTAACAAGGCCGGAGATTCGCTGTCGAACTCTCTGTACTTCCAGGAAAACGGGCACTTACTAATTGCGGTCAAGTCGTGACTACGCCAAGCCGGTATGCTGTCATACGTCGGGTAGTCCAGGTCTTCATATATTCCTTCTTTAAACTCCATCTTTATCTCTCCTGGGATCATCTCCCATACTAAACCTTAAATACCAAATGGCCTTGAGCTTATCTTCTTCTGAGGTTTTATTTTTCTTGTTCATACGCCAGACATATTTAAATGCTGCTATCTCGGCGTACTTCTGTGTGTGCTCAAGACCAAAGACTGCCACCATAGCGTCAATACACTCAATCACCCCTTCCAGGTAATGCGGTGGCTGGTTCACAAAATCAGTCTTCGGCCTCATAGTTTTTCCTAGAACGGTATGTCTTCTTCACCAGTTTCGTCTGTAGCTAGATCGGCTAACCCACCTGTGTCAGCTGGCTTTGCAGCTGGAGCTTTGGCTTGTGCAGCCTTAACCTCAAACGAATCATCTATCATTTCTTTCATCCAGGGTGGCATATCTTCAACAATGTCACACATATCTTTAGATTCTGCGCTGCTTTGTCCGGTCCATTCCTGGCAATAAACATCGATGTCAAACTGTACAATGTCATTCTTGGTAGCAACCTTTTTCATGCCGCCATCTGGCTTATATACACCCTCGACTTTTACCTTGTCTGAGTCTTTGCCTTGCTTAACCATTTCTAGCTCAGCAGTCACGCCCAATACTTTCGGTAATTCAAAGCCAGCCAGGTCAGCTTCACTGAATGGTTTACCACGCCATGATTTCAGATCCTTAAATAGCGCAGCATTCTCATTTAATGAGGCTGTATATTTTTTAGATGCAGAAAACAATCTGCCGTCGTCCATTGTGATTGGCTCCCAATGTTCTTCGCCGTCATCCACTTCTTGTTTGGCTGTAACCTCCCAATAGATGTACACGATATGACGCTTTCTTAGCGGGCCTTCTTGATAAGACTCCTCTCTAGTACCAGCATCGATTAGTTTGTAGCAAGTTGCCTGGTACCTACCAGGCTCTAGGTTTTCGTAGTCGCCACCACTACTTGAAATAGTTAATCCCATTTTATTGTCCTCCGACGTCTTGAGTTAATTTTATTTATGTTTATACTATTATGCACAAACTTACAAATAAAGCAAAGCCTATGTCATTAAAAATCAGTCGCCCGACCCCGAAAAATTTCGATAGACCTCTAACTACAGACTATGCGACTGACTTCTCCAGGTTCCTTGCAGATAACTCATTGGAACCGGATCCGAAGAAGGGTTTGGTTACAGATGGCAGTGTTGGAAGGGCATATATAAACGTAGGTGGTGCTCGTAAGTTGGTGGGCTGGTATCAATTGTGGTTGGACCAGAGCGTACCCTTTGGCCGTATTGGTGATTATAGAGTAAGTGCCAACGAACCTACAGCGATATGGAAACCAGAGAATCAGAAACGGTTTAAAATGACCGATGCTCACAAAAAAGAGATCGAAGAATTACAACGCCAGGCAGAAGTGAAGAAGGCAGAGAGTTATAACAAAGCAGCCAAGCGTGCCCAGTCACTCTGGGACCAGGCAGAACCTTGTGAACGTCATCCCTATTTAGAAAAGAAACAGGTCCTGAGTTACGGTGGCCTCAAGGTCAACGATTCTGGCGTGCTCATGCTGCCTATGTATGACGCACAAATGACGACGGCTCCAAGAAGTTTCTCACTGGTTCTAAAAAAAGCGGTAGCTTTTTCATACTGGGCAAAGAGATCTTAAAGAGCAGTAAGACTATTAACTTTGCAGAGGGCTATGCGACAGCTGCAAGTTACCACCAGGACTTCAGCCAGCCGGTGATAGTGGCCTTCGATGCTTACAATCTCACGCCGGTTGCCGAGGTAGTCTTTGAATTTTTGAACGACCGTAAGTTTATTTTCATTGCAGACAATGATCCGGAATCTAATACCGGTGAGAAGGAAGCTGTTAAAGCGTGTCAGGCAATCCGTAAGTTAAACGGCCAGGCGGATGTATTCATGCCTGAGTCTAAGGGTGATTACAACGACCACAAGAACCAGGTCAAAGCATTGGAAGGCGAAGTCATAAGCCCAACGCTGAGAAACATAGACGTGCCCGTTGACTTTGATTTTGTGCGTGGCAGCACCGGCAGATACCTCAACACCAAAGATAATGTCCAGGGCGTACTCACGGTCAATGGCATCCAGGTGGTGTACAACGTGATAAAGAAACGCATGGAGATCGACGTACCTAATACTAAATTTATCGCTGACATGAAGGAAGAGGCCGCGTTGATTGAGATTGAGGATCGCGCCATTAACATGGGCATACCGCATACCAGGGTAAGAGATTACCTGAAGGTGTTAGCGACCGAGTGGAATCCTGTTAAGCAGTGGATGGAGTCAAGGAAGTGGGACGGCAAGAGTCGGCTGCAAGACTTCCTGGACACGATAGGCAGCCCAGAGAACGAGAAGCTCAAAGAGATGCTAATGAAAAAGTGGCTGATAAGCTGTTGTGCGGCAGCTTGTGAAGAAAATGGTGTGGAGCTTGAAGGCATCCTGGTGTTCCAGGGCGCTCAAGGATTAGGTAAGACGCTGTGGTTTAAGCGGCTTGCCAATTACGAAGAGGGCTGGTTACTTGAAGGAGCCATGCTCAACCCGACAGACAAGGACAGCGTAAAGCGTGCCGTTAGTCACTGGATCGTGGAGCTGGGTGAGATCGAGTCTACCTTTAAGAAGGCGGACATAGATCAATTGAAGGCTTTCATTACCAGTAAGAGTGACGAGCTGCGTCTACCTTACGACCGAGCAAGCACCACCTATCAAAGACGTACCGCATTCTACGCCAGTGTTAACGCCAGGGAATTTTTGACCGATACGTCGGGCAATCGAAGATTCTGGGTGATACCGGTTAAGCGGATCAACTTTAACCATGGCATTGATATGCAGCAGCTGTGGGCCGAGGTAAAAGAAACGCTGTATGTACCTGGGCAAAAGAACTGGTTTCTCACACCAGATGAACGAGAGATGTTAAACGAATCAAATGAGATCTACCGCACGCAATCAAGCGTCGAGGATCTAATACTGGAGCACGTTAGGTTTGAT